TCTTTTTTGCTATCTCTATACATTTTAAATCTGAAGCTGTGACCTCTGATTGAAATGTTGCAGCGTTAATTATTGTAAGCAACATATCTTTGACAGACATTTCATCTATGTTTGATATTTTTGATAGCTGCTTCCATCTATATTCTTGAGATTCAAGCTGCCTAATTTTGAAACCTTGACCTGCATTTTTAAGGTTAATAAGTTTTCTTTTTAGGTCAGAGTAAGAGTTCCAATTAGTTATATCTTCTTGCTCTCTGCCGCAGCTTTTACATCTAAAGTCGCCATAAGTTGTAGTACATACTCCCCTGCAAGGAGAACCAGATAAACTAGCTTCTCCTTGTATTGATGAGAGCCTAGCTGAATTTGCTAAACTCTTTTCTGAGTTAATTTCCATTTTGCAATAGAGAAAGAATCAATCTTTCTAGGGCTAATTTTATATGAAAGATGGCATTTTGTACATCTTTTGTAATAAAACAATTAAAATGGAATGTCAGAATCCTCTAACATATCAACAGGTTGAACCTCTTTTGTTTCTGCTTGTTGTTTTACAGGGCTAAAAGAGAAGCTCATAGCGGGTGCTTTTTCACTAGCTCCTGCTTTTCTGGTCCAAGCATTTACAAAAACATCTACATTGATGCCTGTGATGTCTCCACGACCATCTCTAATAAGATATTTTTCTATATTATCTACAGTGTTATATCCCTTAGGGTCACTATCTAAATTGACTGTAGAAACAGTGATATTGCCCTTGCCCGTATGGGTAGGTGCGTTCTCACTTTTTTTCTCTGTGTTGCCCCAAACAGAGCCCCTATTTGTGTTATCGAAAGTTTTAGTCATTTTTACCTCTCATGTCTAAAGTTTCTTGATTTACCTCATTCTGAATATATCTTCCAATGATTGCTTTTAAACAAGAAGATATACTCCTTGCATAAAACTCATGGTCCATAGTTTCAGTGAGGTCCCTTAATGCGTTGTAATCTTTCTCGGAAATCCTTGAAAGAACAACTTTATTTGTGCTCTTCTGAGCATCTTGCATATTTGATGCCATAGTTAATCCTCTATTAGTTTTGTATAGATTCTGGTGTCCCCTTCTTGCCTGTATTTTTCAACAGTCTCGTAAGGGATTTTTTCTTCTTTGACAAGATTAGAATAATTGACTCTGCCTTTGGCTTGAGTCATGTGACATCTAACCTTTCCATTTTTGGTTAATGTTTCAAAGGAGCCTTTGTTTTCTGCAACTAAATCTTTAGCTAGTTCTTTTTTTCTTTTTTCTAGCTCATCTTTTTTTGCAGAAACTTCCGCCAAAGAAACCTGTATTTCTGCAAGTTCTTCGGTCTTGTCTGTGTTTTCAACTTGTTTGTAAGTAATACCAATCCCGTCTTTATCTTCAGACCAAGACGAAATATAGTTTGGGTCCTTACAAGCTTTGTTGTACCAATCCATAAATTCTTTTGCTTTTGGTATATAAATTTCTGCCCATTGAGGCTCTCTTTCTACCCACTCTTGATGGTATTCTGTATCGCTATACCATTGAAAAAATAACATTTCATCTATATCCATGCACTCCATCCCGAGCTGCATTTGATGCCAATAATTTCTTTTTTCCTCTCGAACATTTGTACATGGTTTTGTTTGTGGACATTTAACCTCAACAGCTGAAGTCTTGCCGTTTCTACCTTTCACAAGCACACCGTCTGGAGACATACCCATCCAATCATATTTAGGATGCACAACAAAAGATGGCTGCACTATTTGATAGCCTAACTTTTCTAATGTTTTCAAAGCCTTGGGTTCGTTTTCTTTACCCATAGCTATTGCATAAAGTGCTCTTTGGTCAAATGGGTCCTGTGGAAGCTTCTTCCATTCTCTGTACATATCTCTTCCCATCGCATCCCATTGGTCTCCTTTGAGCCAAATATGTTCTTTAACTGCTCCCGCAAACCTAGTACCTGTAATTCTATTGGTTCTCTGGTCATGCCAAGCCTGTGAGCCTTGTACTACTTGTGCCATTATGCGTTCTCCAATTTTTTATATTTTTGTTTAAGCTCTTCTGCTTTTGTTTGAATAACTTTTAAAGTTTCTTTATCACCAGATAAATTAGCTGCCTTAGTATAATTTTGTATGATAGTGGCATACTCACTTTCATCTGCTTGTTCCATCTCTGCTAAAAACGAATCTCCAGAACTTTTTTCTGGAACAAACTCATTGTTATCTTCTTTTGAAGCAACTGTTTTATTTTCTGTTTCATTAAACTCTTCTTCTGGTTCTCCTTCTGAAAAAGGCACACAAAATGTAGACAGCAAAGATGTTTTAAAAGCAAAACTTTTAGCAGCTTCCAAATCTTTTCCTTGTTTTGATTTTGATTGACCCGCATACATCACATCAAGATGGCTTCCATCTTCACAAGATATAAATCTTAGTGTTCCAGAAATTTTTGTCATAGTAATTCCACCATCAAAAGCTTTGGTGGTAATTTCTAAATCAGGTTGTATAGCTGTAAGTATTTTATTTTGTCTTAGTGGTTTAGAAAATGACTCAATAACTTGGTCAATAGTTCTGTAGTCGTAGTTGTTAAAACTGTTGTGACCTTCTTTTTTTATTCCTTCTTTGTGCACATAATTTTGTACATTTTGAAGGGCTTCATAGATTTTTAATTTACTCATTTAGACCTCCGTAAAACACAATGATACAGAAAATTAGTTTAATTTCAAATAATTCTTGCCTATTATTTTTGGCTGTGGCAAAGTGCATTTCTTGAGGTCTAAATGTCACTTGAATACATAACCAAAGTTTTAACTACAGAAGTAAACCCAACACAAAAACTTATCTTGATTGTCCTTGCAAATTATTCTAACGAATATGGAGAGTCATATCCTTCTCATAAAAAGCTTACACAACTTACAGGTTTATCTTTGTCTGCTATCAAAGACAATTTAAAAAAACTTAGAGCTAAAGGAATTATAGATTGGGAAAACAGAGTGAATGACAGAGATGAATACACTAGCAATCTTTACAAAATCTTAGGTGGGTCGGGAGAAAACGGGGGTGGGTCGGCAGGTGGCTACAATACTAAAACATATACTAAAGAAATATTTATATTAGACCTAGACGAAATCAATCAAATTTATAAACAGCAATGCGATAAAAGTTTTTATCAGCACAGTGCTAATTCTTTTAAGGCACAGCCAAGGTACAAAGAGCTAAGAGAGTTAGCAAGGAAAGGTTTGGTCTCGCCTAAAACGGGGGAAAAAATAAACCTGAACACAAAGGAGTTTTGGGAAAAGTATTTTCAAATAGCTAACTCAGAAGGTCACAAAAGATGGATAAGGTCTTATTGGGACAAGAAGCCAAGTTTAATGACCATGCTAGGCATAAATCAATTTGAAGCAATCATCGAGAGGAGATACGGATGAAAACATTACAACTAGACGAAAACGCAAATTTAGAATTAGAGGGCAATGTTATTGGAGCAATGATTTTAGATAACAAGTTCTTTGTACAAGCACAAGACAGAGGTTTGCAGCCAACAGATTTTACTGACTTAGCTTTTCAAAAAACTTATGAAATCCTTATTGAAAAACAAGGCATCGACATAATTTCATTACAAGACTTGCTTAATAAATCTATGTTTGAAAAGGTTAGGAAAGCTACAGCAGAAGGAATAATTTTAGATGACATATCTTATTGGGTATCTTTGATGCAAGATGCAACTGCAAACAGAAAGCTTCTCAGTCTTGCTAAAAGAATACCAGACATTGTTTATCAAGATATAAAAATTGAAGAGAAGATAAGCAAAATCAATGAGTTTTTAATTGGAGATAGAATTACCAAAGCAACAGGGTCTCCAAAAAAAATATCTCAGATATTTGATAATGTTGAAAATGAATTATCAAATGCAAGTGAAATAAATAAAAACTTAATCAAGACAGGCTTTCAAACTCTTGATGACAAGATAAAAGGTTTTAGGTCTGGAGACTTGGTAATAATTGCAGGTAGACCTGCTATGGGTAAAACAACTTTTGCATTAAACATTGCAACAAACTCTGTTCTTAAAGGTAAAAATGTTTTGATTTTCAGTTTGGAAATGACCAATGAACAACTACTTAAAAAGATTATATCTGCTGAAGCAGAACTATCTATGGACTCTTTGCTTACAGGAAATTTAGATACTGAAGGTTGGTATAAATTTAGAAAGACCAAGGATTTTTTTGAAGAGAAAAATATGTTTGTTTATGACAAGTCTCCGATAACAATTGAGACCCTTGTTAATAAAACAAAAACACTTCAAGCAGTTATGGATATTGATTTAATAGTGGTCGATTATTTACAGCTGCTGATGACCTCAAACAAAGCTCCAAGTAATTCAGATTCAAGAGCATCATCTATAAGTTATATATCTAATTTGCTGAAGGGATTGGCTAAAGACATTGGCTGTCCTCTAATCAGTCTATCTCAACTATCACGGGGTGTAGAGGGAAGGACTGATAAGAGACCAATCCTTTCAGACCTAAGAGATTCAGGTTCTATTGAGCAAGATGCAGACATGGTAATAATGCTTTATAGGGATGAATAT